TAATCATTTTGTTTATTGCTTTTAAAGATTCTTTATCAGCGCTCCATCTTTCATCTTTCCAAGTGATACAGTATATTTTCATTCAGTTTTTTAAAGTAAAATATTAGTGTTTTTATAATAGAAATTATCTTTATAGGACGTGCCTTGTGTGAAGACGGGTTTCCTTAATGCGTAAACATTAAACCTAGGCATTAATTCATGAGCCCATACGACATCCAGAAAAACATTATTACATAAAGCTGCAGACGTATATTCTAAAGCGGCCTGTACAGAACTCTTATTATAAAAGCATACTGCATGAGTAGTAGCCATTCTTTTAAGTTTTATAAGGTGGGGGTAGCTGTCTACTTCGTAGTATTCTTCTTGCCATATCTTTTCGGGGTCCTCGTCAAGTTTACATACCCCATAATAAACCATATCACAATCGTTAGGCGTATCAAAGTTCTCTAAAGGTCTTACTTGATTAGCGTCAGACTCTAGAACTAAAGAAGGGAATACTTGTTCTTCTTTTAATTTTACAAGAGTTTTGAGCCAAGCTAAATTGCATCCCATTCCTTTAGAGACTCCGTGAACCGGCAAGATTCTCTCGTATTCTGAAGACAGTTCATCTGTTATCTTATATATCTTCATAAGATAAAAAATGCTTGTCGCAGAAAAGTGTGACTACTTTCCTGAAGAGCCTGCCGATCCACCAGAACCACCAGAGCCGCTAGAACCAGTAGGGCTAGCGCTAGCTTTTGGGGTTAGCTTTTTCTTAAGCTTGGCTACGGTTTCTGTGCCGGTGCCAGATGATCCTCCTGAGCCTCCTGAGCCTCCTGACCCTGTCGAGCCAGAAGAGGAACTTTTAGCCTTTGTCTTTTTTGGGGTAGACTTAGGCTTACTTGCTGCTGATCCGGAAGAACCAGACGAGCCAGATGAACCAGATGAACCATTCGAGCCAGCGGAACCATGAGATTCCGACCTGCGAAGCCAACTAAATAATCTTCTAAACATATTAAACATGTTCCTTATAATTTATTATACATGTTTTTTAGTCATTAAAACAAAAAATAAACATAACGCATAAATGGCAAATAAGGTAATCATAACTTGGCAGGCTTCCCATGAAGCTGTTGTTGGTATCACATTCGACGAGGATATTGATGCAGCTCAGTTCGAAAAAGATTTAAACGACAATAAAGATCCAAGAGACCCAAATGGAGCTCTAGCAAAAATAGAGCAAATGACTCAGGAGAATAAAATTGATTTCCAAAATATGACTAATGTTGAACTTCAAAATTTTAAAGTAAGAGAACTTTAATTATTGAGTATCGTTTAGTTTTCTATTTCTAGGTAAAGTGTTTTGGCTTATTTTTTCAAGTTTGACATCTAACTTATCAAATCTATCATGAATTATGTCTAGCGCATGAGTCAAATCATTTTTTGTTACATAGTTTTTTGGTAAGTCAATTGCCATATTTGTTAGTTTGTCTGTCATTTCGTCGTGCTTCTTCCATAGCTCATCTATGCTGTGATAAGCTCTTTTAACTATCAAGCCAACCATAAAGCCACCTACTGCTAATATGCCTTCTATAATGTAATGTACTGAATTATCCATGATTAATTTTTATCTTTATTCTCGTCTTTTAGGTTCATTACGATCTCAGCAATATGGTCTTTGACTTTTAGTTTTTCTACTTGATCTTCGTATCCCGGCTCCCCTGCTTTATATAAATACGGGTAAGATCCGTTTTTGGGAAGTTGTTTTTCAACAACTAGCAATTTTAATCTGTCATTGGGCACGATCATTTTGGTCCCGCGATCTGACATATAAAAAATCGATTTGAGAAAACCGACGCGAACTATACGCGCTTGCCTACCTGAGATGTAGAGAATATCGTCATTTGAAAAGTCCGAACCTATCCACACCATAAAGCCTTCTGCGGCTTTATGGACAGCGTCTTTAAAGAGAAGCGCGCAAAAAGCAAACAGGGCAAGCCACCCATATTTACCCATCATATGCTCTATAACCTTTACGGTTTCGGGAGCTACCAATTGTTGTTCCATAATTCAGTATAATTAATTACACAGAATATTGAGTAAAAATGTGTATTATAATAGTATGGAAGATCAAATCGCAAGTGCCGGTCAGAATTTTATCGGCGAACACGGTTGGTTGTTGCTCGCAGGAGCAGCAGGTATCATTTTCAAAGAGACCATTACTAGCTTCGCAGCTGCAGTTTCCATGTCTCTCTTTGGCGGTATAAAGTCCGACGATGTTTACATCATGGGCGGAAGAGTTTGTCGAATAGTAAGAGTAGGCTTAAGAAGTACTACATTTTACTTTAACGATACTAAAACAAAAGTAGATATTGCTAATGAGGATATTAAAGGTTTGAGATTAGAAAAGAAAATCAAACCTATGGATGAAGAAGCTTAAAATTAAAATGCCAAAAATAAGAGTTGACCAGTTGGCCGATTCTCTAGAAGAATTGGGTAATCCTAAGGGTAGAGCTCTCCAGAGAGAGCCCATCAGAGCTCGAGAAAAGTTTCATATAGAAAACTTTGATTGGACTGAAAAACAAAAAGAGTTCATCAAGATAGCTCTAAATAAAGAATCAAAAATACTTTTTGCAAAAGGTCCAGCTGGATGCTCTAAGACTTTACTTAGCGTTTATTGCGCTTTGCATTTACTGAACGAGGGTAAAGTCTCTGAAATAGTTTATGTAAGATCCGCTGTAGAAAGTTCTGATTCTAGGATGGGTTTCTTGCCGGGAGACGCAGATCAAAAGTTGCATTTCTACAATCTTCCGTTTCTTCATAAGTTAGAAGAATTAGTGTGTCCTAATGTCATAAAAAAACTACAAAAAGATGAAAGAGTATCAACTTACCCAGTAAATTTTTGCAGAGGTATGAGTTGGAATTCTAAATGCTTAATATTTGACGAATGCCAAAACAGCACGGTAAAAGAAATAGTTACTGTATTGACTAGATTAGGTATGAGCTCTAAATGTTTTGTGTTAGCTGACCCTGCTCAGACTGACTTGAAGAACGGAGCTAGAGGAGGTTTTGAAAAAATACAAAACTTATTCACAGACAAAGAAAGTAAAGACTTTGGCATAAATACTTTTGAGTTTGATGAGTCTGACGTTGTAAGATCAGAGCTTGTCAAATTCTTAGTAACTAAATTCAAAGATGTGACAACAGTGAGCTAGTCTTCTTTGTTGATTACAGTCTGTCTCCAACCATCTTTATGTAAGATGTTGGTTAAAGTGCTGCAGAATCTTCTCACTTTTGTCTCAGGTACATCCCAGAAGAAAGCGTGAAAGACTTCCTCCATCATTACGGCCATCTCTCTTTTTGGGGGTAAATCTGTAGATATTTGAATTTTTGGTCCTTTGTAATCAGGCGGATCACATAAACCATCTGCATTATAACTATAATGAGGTCTTTTTCTCAGAACCTTATACTTTATCCCATCGTTATTTGTGAAAGTGTAATTAGACATAACATTTTTTGTTTAAAAGGTATCTAGTTGTAATAACTATTTGCTTAGTTATAAAAGATATGTCTAAGTTAAAAAAAGTTACTTATTGTCAGAGCTGCGGTCAATCTAACCCTTGGGTGATGGAGGCTAAGTCCTCTTTGCTGCAGAAGCCAAAATTTTGTACATCTTGTGGAATTAATTTATCTACAGGTCAAAAGCCAGCAGCCTCTATAAAAGAGGTTGCGGCAGAAATTGAAGTTGAAGAAGAGGAAATATCAATTAGTAGGGATATACCTCCTCTTGAACTAGATATGCAAGCGTCGTATTTTCCAAGGAGAGATTCTCAGACTTTGGGTAGCTTAGTTAAACCTGCGCGAGACTCAGGTGAAGAAGATACCTAAACCAAATGCCCAAAAAGAAGGCTCAAGAAAAAAAATTTGAGGACTGCATAGATGTTATTGACCAAGAGATTTCTAAAAGAAGAAATAAGTGGACTCTAACCTCTATTGCATGGATGGATTTTGATGATATATCTCAAATTCTAAAAATACATATTTATAAAAAGTGGCATTTATATGATAATTCTAAACCTCTGGCTCCTTGGTTAAATAGAATAATTTCCAACCAACTCAAAAACTTAATTAGAAATAATTACAGTAATTACTGCAAGCCTTGTTTGAAATGTGCCGCTGCCGAACCAGACTCTGCTTGTTCTATATATGGAAACCAAGATGACAGATGCCCTCTTTTTAAGTCTTGGCTACTTAAGAAAAAATCTGCTTATGATGTCAAAATGGCTTTACCTTTAGAAAAACATAGAGAGCAAGTTAATGAAGTACAGGTTTCGCCAGCAGATATAGAACTTGGTATATTTAAATTAAACAAAAAACTTAAAGAGATTCTAAAGCCTAATGAATGGATAGTGTACGAAGGATTCTATATGATGAATAAAACGGAGTCAGAGATAGCAGAAACTCTTAATTTCAAAACCACAGAGAAAAATAGAACTCCCGGTTACAAACAAATAAAGAACATACAAAAGTCTATTTTAACTAAAGCTAGAAAAATCTTAGAAAAGAATGATTTAGATTGGATATGATTAATATTCCTGAATTAAAAAATACTATCAAGATAAGTAGCGAAGGCTATATAGAAAACTTTTCGCCGCAAGACGCGGAAAGGGTTATGGATAGTATTATTAGCAGATCTTTAAGATATCCCACTACTCACAAAAGCATAACTGACAAAAAACGAGAGGCAACAGAACTAAGGGAGAAAGGTTGGCTAAAGTTAGAAGGAGCCTTAAATAATAAAATAGATTTAATTGATACGATTAGTGAAAGACTTAATAATATATTAGACGGAGGAAAAATAGAATTTGATTCTGAGCTAGGCAGGCAAGTTGGCGAGCAGGGTTGTAATATACTTAACCAGTCTGAAGCTAGAAATAATCAATTATTTTTGTCTGTACCTGAGCCGCTTTATAATGTTCCTGAAATATCGGATATAATTTTTGATAAGACTTTGGTTGGGGTTGCTAAATCTTTTTTCGAGTGTACTCCTGCTATTGGTACTTTAAATCTTAGAAAGAGTTTTGTTAACGATCTTAATGCGGACGGAACAACTTTGTACCATGTCGATCCTAACTCGCCTTATTTTTTTAAAGCTTTTGTTTATCTAAAAGACGTGAACAATATGCAAGATGGACCTTTTACCTACGTTGAGGGTAGCGTAGATAACAAACCTAACAACTTACTAGAAAAATATAGATGGCAAGACAATGAAATAGAAAATTTTTACGGCAAGGACAAAATAAAACATTTGACGGCCAAAAAGGGAGACGTTGTATTTGCCATGACCACTGGTTTTCACAAAGGCCAGAAATGCGTTAGCAAAGATAGAGAGCTTCTGACTATAGATTACGTTTGTCATCCTGACAGTTGGGATATTAAAAAATCTATGTTAATTAAGAGAGATACTTTTTTAAACTTACAAAAAGAAGATATACCTTTAACAGACTTTTTAAAAATAAGAGTATGAACGATCTAACATTAACAAATGAACAAAAATTTGCGTTGACCTCTGTAAGAGATAGCTTTCTGGCTGGAGAAGATGTAGATATATCATTAATGCATTTAATACAAGATGTAGCAGGCTTCAAAGGTAAGGATGGCAGAAGTAAGGAAGGTAGAGCTGTAAAAGCTTATCTTAGCGAAATAGATTTTAATGCAATACCAGCAAGTGAATATCAAAAAGTAGAAAAGCCAGAATTATCCGAAGAGCAGAAAGAGTTTATTGGGAATCATAGAGGCACGATGAAATATGTTGAGATGTCTCGTATAATTTTTGGAGACGAGACCTTAACAAGTTTAAGCGCCGAGACTAGAATGGTCACAGACTATTGCAAAAGCTTAGAAGGCCAAGACTTTGAAACGCCAGAAGAAGATCAGGAGCAGTTTGAATACAAGCCACCCAAACATCCGGACAGGGTGCTGAGTAGAGTTAATAAGTTTATCCATGACAGTGGAATAGATAAAGATAAAATAACCCCAAGACAGAAAAAGAATTTAGAAAAGTTAATGGGTTATCTTCATACTTTTAGGTTTGTTCATCAGATAAGTAACTACGAACATGAGACAGAAAGAGATTTGTTTGAATCTTCTTTTGTTAGATACACACATGATAAGGCAGATTTAACACAAGAAGAAGTTGATCAATACATAGTCTTATCTGGAGAGGTGGTTATAGCGTCTAATATCCAGAGAAGAGTTGGTCGGCTTCAGAGACTGCTTGATGATACAGCTAATGACAATGAGGGCAGAAGAATCTCTATGAGTTTGGTAGAGGCTATAAGCACAGCTCAAAATGAATATAACTCTTGCGTAAACAGACAGCATAAACTATTAAGTGATTTAAAACAAAAAAGAAGCGACAGACTAAGCAAACAGGTTCAAGAAAATGCCAGCATACTAAACTTAGTCGAAACTTGGAAGGAAGAACAAAGCCGTAAGGAGCTCATAAAGATGGCGGAGCTTAGAAAGAAAGCTGTTAAAGATGAGGTTGATAATCTTACAACCATTGATGATGTAAAGGCTAGAATATTTGGCCTGTCAGAGGAGGAAGCAATAAATGGATAAACCGCTCAGTGAATGCATAAAGATGGAGTACGTCTGCAAGATAGATGGAGAAAAGTTCGATACTGAAAAGAAGCTTCATATGCATCTTCGTAAACATAAAATGCGTATGGCTGAATACTATCAAAAGTATTACCCAAGAAGAGACTTACTTACTGGAGACTTAATTAAATTTAAAAATAAAGCTCATTATTTTGCTAACTATTTTAATTCTAGACCTAATATGAAAAAGTATTTAGAGTCTGCTTCTGAAGAGGATGCTAGAAAGTTTTGCGTACAAGTCATTAAAGATAGAATGGAGAGAAGAAAAATTAAATATTCTCCCACTCAAGTAGAGTTGCGTTCTTCAATGATGCCGCCTATATTCTACTATCAAAAACTTTTTGGTAATTATTATGATCTCTGTTGGGACCTTGGGTTACTTAAAAGATTTGATAAGCTGCCTAAAGACGAGATAAAAGAAAATATAGAAGAGGGTTATGAAATTGTAGTTGATACGAGAGAACAAAAGCCTTTGAATATTAATTATGGAACTAGGAGAGAAGGTTTAAAATTTGCAGACTACTGGCTCGATAAAGAAGGAAACAAGTGCTACGTAGAAAGGAAAGAGACTAAAGATTTCATAGGTACATTTACCGGGGGCTGTGATAGATTTTCCAGAGAGCTAGAAAGAGCAAAAGAGCAAAACGCCTATGTTGTTGTAGTTGTAGAAAACTCTTTAGATAATATGATGAAGTTCAACTACCTAAAATACATTACCAAGAAAGTCCAAGTGACCCCTGAATATGTAATGAGGAATGTCAGAGATATTATACAAAATCATGACAACGTACAATTTTTATTTGCTAAAGGAAGAACAGAAGCAACACGATTAACTAGAAAACTTTTTTTCTGCGGGGATGATTATAAAGACTTAGACTTGCAGTTAGCTTACGATCTTAAGTTACTATAATGTGGTCAAGTCCTGAAAAATACGAAAGAGAAGTCGAAGATGTCAATGCTAGATTAGCTAAGATAGAAGGCTTCCTTGAAGAAAAAGAAGCTCGCAGCACTCTTGCTCAATTCTTAAGAAATAATTTATTTTTCACTACTTATTTATTAACTGGTATAAAACTAGCCCCATTTCAAGAGATAACTCTAAGGGGCATGTTTAATCGTAACTTCAGTATGTGTGTTTGGGGTCGTGGCTGCGGCAAATCTTTCATAGCTTCGGTTTATTGTTTTCTGCAATGTATATTTGAGCCAAATACTAAGATACTTATAGCTGGCCCTACTTTTCGTACAGCAAGATTTATATTCAACAATATAGAGAAGATGGTAGAGACCAAAGAGGCTACTCTTCTCGCTCAAGCTTTTGGAGCAAAGGCCAAAAGAAATGATCAATACGAATGGAAGATAAACGGAGGCACTATAACCGCCATTCCTTTGAGTGGAGAAAAGATTCGTGGTTTTCGTGCTAATATACTTGTTCTTGACGAGTATCTGCTATTGCCTGAAGATATAATTAGAAATGTACTTATGCCATTCCTTGTCGCGCCTCAAGATATGAAGCGCAGAATGGAGATAAAAGAAATAGAAGATAAGCTAGTAGCGGATGGGGTAATAAAAGAAGAAGAGAGAACTAAGTTCGAAAATAAATCTAAGATGATAGCTTTGTCTTCTGCTAGTTATACTTTTGAAAATCTTTATAAGACCTATCAAGAGTGGATCAATAAAATTCAGTCAAATGAAGAGGTGGGGGATGCTAAGTACTTTGTTTCTCAGATGGGATACGAAGCCTTGCCGGAAGAGATGATAGATAGGACTATCATTGAGGAAGCTCAAGAAGGAGGCTCTTCTCATTTTTCTTTTCAGCGGGAATATTGCGCCCAGTTCACTGATGGAAGTGACAGCTATTTCAGCGCAAAGAAGATGGAGCTTTGCACTCTAAAAGGAGAAGAAGAACCTTGTACCTTAATGGTTGGAAGATCAGGAAAGCGTTATGTTTTGGGTGTTGACCCTAACATGAGCGACAGTCCTACTGCTGATTATTTTGCTATGTCTGTAATGGAGATAGATGATAACACGGGTCAAGGCACTCTGGTACATACATACGCTGGGCTGGGTAGTTTAAATAAACATGTAAAATATTTAGCTTATATTCTTCAGGCTTTTAATATTGTTTTTATATGTCTTGATAATGCTGGCTCTGATACATATTTAGATAGTTGTAATGAATCTCAATTTTTTAAAGATGCAGGTATTAACTTAAAGACTATACCTTTAAACTCTGATGCAGAAGGCGTAGAGTATCAAAAAACTTTGAAACAAGCTAAGCAAAAATACAATCAAGAAAATTATCAAATTTGTTTTAATCAAGTATTTACTAGTAACTTTATTCGTAGAGCTAATGAATATCTTCAAGCTTGTATAGATTATAAAAAGATCTGGTTCGCTTCTAGGACAGCTTCTAATGAATCTTTTTTCAATAGGACTAGCTCTATAAGATTGCCGTATCCTAAAAAACTCATTTTTATTGATGACCGCAAAGAGTGGTCTATGCTTGATTTTATTGAACATCAAGACGACATGATTTACCAAACTAAGAAGCAATGCAGCTTAGTGGAGCATAAATCAACAGCAAGGGGTTCTCAAAATTTTGACCTACCTCAGCACCTTAAAAGGTCCACTTCTGCCAATAAAGCCAGAAAAGATAATTATTCTTCATTAATGTTGGCGAATTGGGGACTTAAGCTTTATAACGACATAACTAAGGCCGAAATTAATACTAATAAGGAAACTTTCGAGCCTATTATGCTTTTTTAAGTGTAAGTAAAGTCGAATAAGCTTTTATGCCTAGTAAAATAAAAAGTGGACAGATAGATGAGACTAGCTTTACAGAGCTTTTCTTAAAGAAACTCTCAGGTTCAGATACAGTACCTTCTGGATTTTATACCGTAGCTAACCCCTCAGGATATGTTCCTCTTTCTGCTGGGGGCGTAAATTCTATGACTGGATATAGTGGAGATATTATGTCTAGGACTTCCGGCTTGATATCTAATGTCTCTGGCGCTTTGGATACAAGTGGTACTTTGTTATTCGATAAAGCTGTTGATGTATCAGGTCATGCTGAAGCTTTTACAACAGGAGCGAGCGGTGTTCTTTCTACTAGCATATCTGATGTGTCAAGTGCATTCTCAACTGTTAGTGGAGACTTTCTGAAATCGGGTAGTTTTTATCACACTGGTAGTGGGGCTTTTTCTACATCTGCCGCGACTGGGGCATTAGCCTACTCTTCTGGTGATGCTAGGGGGTTATATGTTGTAACAGGAAGTTCTACAGCAAAAGAGGGCTGGGCCAAATTAGCTGAATATCCTGAAATGACTGGGTATGTATCAACTACGAGTGGTGATATAAAGACCAGTCTAGAAGCTACAGGTACAAGTCTTTCCAATTTAATATCTAATGTAAATGCTGATAGCTCAACCAACTTTACAGCTAAGAAGACTTTTTCTGCTGGGCTAAAAACCGAGTTAGTGAATTTTGGTAATGATGGAGTGACTCTAAGAGTCAATTCAAATAACTCTGTGACTTTTGATGATGTAAGCGGTTCTCTACTTACAGTCGCTCCGGGATACGGTGCAGACGCTCCAGTATTTTCTGTTACAGATAAAGCAGGCTTGCCACTTATAGATGTTTTTGACGATGATAGAATAAACTTTGGCCCTTACGGTACTAACCCACTAAACGTTAGTGGGGAAAAAGTTTGCTTAGGGAATTATAGATCTTACTTTAGTGGTTCAGATGTTCACCTTAGTGGTAAGGTAACTGTGAATGACATGCTCACTGTAAGCGGTCTTTCAGGGGGTTATGCAATTTTTAACAATTTACCAGAGCATCCTAACACAGGTGGCTTACCTATTGGGACGCTTTTTGTAAGTGGAAACAATACTGCTGGAAAAGGCAGACATTTAATGATAATTTAAAATGACAAAGAAAACAAGAAAGAAAGAAGACGAGATCAAGCCAATGATGACAAGCTTTGCGGCTTCTCCATATACAACTGTAGACCAGTCGACTAGACAGCGCAGAAATGTAGGTGGCCAGATCGAAAGAACAAATAGATTTGAGAATATCGATAATGGCTTAGTCCCCTACAAGTATTCAAAAGGAGTAAACAACAAAAGCTCTCTTGATGTAAGGGACGTAGTAATTCTTTGTCAAAAAGCTTATTATAATTTTGCTGTCTTTAGGAATGTCATCGACCTAATGACAGAGTTTTCTTCTACTAATCTTTACTTTACAGGAGGCAGTCAAAAATCAAGAGACTTCTTAGATGCTTTATTCAAGAAGATTGATATGCAAAGTTTTCTTGATAAATTCTTTAGAGAATATTATAGATCTGGAAATTGTTTCATTCATAGATTTGATACTAAAATTCAACCAGATGATTTAAAAAGAATCACCCAAACTTATGGTGGAAGTAAGCTAACTTCAGTTGCAGAAGAAAGCAAACTACCCTCTAGGTATATTATTCTGAATCCTGCTGACATTCAAATGGGAGGAAACATATCGTTTTTTTCAGGGATGTATTATAAAATCCTTACTGATTATGAATTAGAAAGGATTAAGAATCCAAAGACAGAGGAGGACCAACAGGTTTATGACTCTTTAGATCCAGAAACCAAAAAAGCTTTAAAGGGTAGAAACCTAGGAATCATTTCCCTGAAGTTGGACCCTGATAAGGTTACCCCTGTGTTTTATAAAAAGCAGGATTACGAGCCTTTTGCAGTCCCTATGGGCTACCCAGTTCTAGAGGACATAAATTGGAAGTCAGAAATGAAGAAGATGGATATGGCTTTGACTAGAACAACTAATCAGGCTATATTGCTAATCACCATGGGCTCAGAGCTTAAAGACGGAAGCTTAAATATCAATCAAAGAAGTATTGAGACTATGCAGAAGCTTTTTGAGAACCAGTCTGTTGGAAAAGTTCTTGTCTCCGATTATACTACAAAAGCTCAATTCGTGATTCCAGATATAGCTGGCATTCTTGATCCTAAGAAATACAGCGTGGTCAATCAAGACATTCAGATGGGCCTTAATAACATTTTAGTTGGAGAAGATAAGTTTGCCAATACAAGTATTAAGATTCAAGTATTCATAGAAAGATTAAAGCAAGGCCGCGATGCCTTCATAAATCAATTTCTTAATCATGAGATAAAACGTATTTGTAAATCTTTAGGTTTTAAAAATTATCCTAAAGCTCATTTTCAAGAGATAGAACTCAAAGATAAGACTACTTGGAATAGAGTTGTTGCTCAGCTTATTCAATACGGTATTCTTACTGCCGAAGAAGGATTAGAGGCTATAAGCTCTGGTAGATTACCTGAACCAGAAGAGTCTGTGGAATCTCAAAAGAAATTCAGAGACCTAAAAGAACAAGGCTACTATTCTCCTCTTCTAGGAGGTGGTGGAGGGGGTGCGCCTGCGCCAGCGGGTAGACCTGACGGTTCTAAATCTCCTCAGACTACTAAAAAGGTTTCACCTATCGGGGAGAACACTAGCGGCTCGCAGAAATTTAGCGTAGAGAAAATTAAAGAGAGTTTGGCTTTAGCTGAAAAGCTTGAAGCGGAGATTCAGGAGAAACTCAAACTAAAATATGAAAATAAAAGAGTAACTAATAAGATTAGAAATCTATCTTCTGAATTGTGTAAAATAGTTATGGCTAATGAATCTTCTGACAAATGGTTGGAAAAAGTTAGCGAATATATTAATAACCCAGCAGATACTAATGAAGAAGCTATTAAAGAGATACAGAGTATAGCTCTTGAGCATCAAGTTGATGAGTATTTAGCTAGTTTATTATATGCAAGCAAAGTTTAAGATATGAGCGAAAATCAAGAAAATATCCAAGATGTTAATCAGTACTTCGGTGCTGCAGAAATAGACGTTATGGTTCCGGACATTCCTTTGCCTCCTGAACCAGAAGAGAAAAAGGAAGTTAAAGATGAAATCGAAGGAGCTTTTAAGTTTGCCTTTATTGGAGCAGGCCAAGGTGGCTCTAGAATTGCAGAGAGCTTCCATAAGCTAGGCTACAGAAAGATTGGTATTGTTAATACAGCACAACAAGATCTAAACTCTATTAATGTAGAAAACAAACTTTGTATTGGTGCTGGTGGGGCAGGTAAGGACAGAAGTGTCGCTGCTAAATGCTTTGAAGAGAAACGTGATGATGTTCTTGATTTTATGCGTCGTTCTTTCGGGGAGGATGTAGATAGAATTTTTGTTTGTGCTGGAGCCGGTGGAGGTTCTGGTGCAGGTACGTTGGTTCCTTTAGTAAAGACAGCTAAAGAGCTACAAGAGACAATTAAGTCTGGATCTAAGAAGGTGGGAGTCATTCTTGCGCTGCCTAAATATTCAGAAGGTAGAAAAGTAAATGCTAACGCTTACAATACTTTGAAAGAGGCTTGTGAGCTAGTCAACGAAGGCGTCGTATCGCCTCTTGTTATTATTGACAATGAGAAAACAAGTAAGCTTTATTCTAACGTGTCTGTTTCTAATTTTTGGCAAACAGCTAATATGAGTACGGCTGGAGTATTTCATTTGTTTAACATGACAGCTTCAAAAGATAGTTCTTACTCTTCTTTTGATTCGAGTGACTATAAAAATGTTTTAGATTCTGGTATTACTATATTTGGAGCTACACCAGTTCCTAAGTGGGACGATCCTGTGAGTATTTCTAGGGCTGTCAGAAGCATTGCTCAGAGCGGTAGTATGTCAGGAGGTATAGATGTATCTACAGCTAATTCAGCTGGTGCTATTCTTATTGGGGGTAAAGAGGTGTTGGACAACATTCCTCAGTCTAGCCTTGATGAAGCTTTTGACCAATTAACTAGAATTCTTAGATCTGGAAGTGTAGTACATAGGGGTATATACAGTGGAGATAAAAATAATCTTACAGTATTTACAATTATTGGCGGAATAGCCACTCCTCAAGAAAAGCTAGAAGAGCTAATGAAATTGGGTGATTTAGAAAAAACAGAGGAAAAATAAAATTTCTAAAATAGAAAAAAACAATGTAATTGATTGTATAAAATAGGAGAAATAAACAATGGCAAACTCAGACACAAGTTTTATTTTAAGTAAGAAAACCGCAGGCGGTAGCACTTTAACTCAGCTGACTAGCGGTGCTGGCGCAGGAAAAATTAAGTATATCATCACAGGCGGAATCTCGAGTGCTAACAAACTAGGCGCGGCGGGAGAAGGCGGAGTTACAGGAATTGTAATACCTTTGCATGGGGCTACTATAACAAGTTTCCCAGATAGCGATGGAGCTTCACTCTCTCACGCACCTAAGAATGTTATTGGCGATCCGGCTGTAGCTGATTATTCATTAACTTCTGGAGATTTTCTTAGCGATGCCGGTGCAGAGGTTAACGGTGGAGCTCAGAAATTTGTTAACGCTGTTCTTGATTCAGCTTTCAGAGGCTACACTTCAGGCGTAGATCAATCTAGTGGAATTAATAGTATGACCGTTACGAGAGGTGATCTTAGTTTATCTAACACATCTATCACAGACGGGACAGGAATCGTAAACACTTACACAAGGTCTTACACAGTAAACTTTAAGTATTATCAATCTGGAGTGATTCAGAACGGTAATAATGATACTGCTGCCAGACCTGATATTGCAAACGATGGATCAGATGGTGTACCATTCTAATAACTAAAGTTTGTATTTCCCTATTTAAAGCCCCTCATTTATTTGAGGGGTTTTTTTATTTTTTTTATTAGTTTTTTAAAAATAAGTGTATAAACTTTTAGGTAACTTAATGGAATCTCTTGGTACAATGATGTCTCTTGATGTAGAATACTCTTACGGTAAAAAACTTAGTCCAATTTCTGGGCATGGAGACGCGGCTATGGAGTTCTCCAGCAAGGTAATGAAATTACTAACTAGCAAGGCAAACGAATATAATTATGTCTTGGAAAACGAAGGAGAAGTTACCCCTGAAAAATTAAAACAAATTTTTGTAGATAGTTTTTCTGAATCTTTGCAGACTACGCGAGCTTTAGCTTCTGTTAATCTTTTTCTACATACTTGCTCTGCTGGCATTGTAGATGATGGAGATCACTTTGAACCATCTATGGAAGAAATAAAAGAAGCAGAGAGAGAAGTAAACAGACACAACTTAAGTAATTACGACTTTAGAGATGTAGATGATTTATACTTTCAAAGTGATGAACAAGCTAGAGCAGAGGCAAAAGAGTGGATAAATAGTGTAATTGAATAATAAGGATAATTTAAAATGCCCAGATCAACTAATTCTCAACAAACCCAAGGAGTGCCATCTGTAAGCCTAACCGCTAACAAAGCTGGCGCGGGCGCTGTCGTAGCGGCAAGCAGCGGTGATACTATTGTCATAACAGACATACTAGCCTCGGCGGCTACAACCCTAAGCACTTCGGCCGCAGGAGCAGATACCATTATAGCTTACGCTCCAGCCGGTGCATCAAATTTAAACCAAGGCATTCCGGTGCCAACTAGTTCTGGTGTCTACAGTAGCGCCGGTAACGTCACAATGAACTATTATATAATCTGATGAAATATACAACTATTTTTAGCTCAAACGTAAGACCTGTAGTATCTGAAGAAAAAGATAAGTATTTAGCTTTAGCTTCAGCTATTGAGGTTGCTCAGTTTATCCCAGAGGTTGATGAGAAGCAAGTAGATTTATTGCCAATAGCTTTTAATGCGTTTGTCGCTAATAGAGTGAACAAGAATGGTGATGTAGTCGATACAGATACCGCTATGGCTTTTCATAAAGATTTTAAAAACAAACCAATCAATATTGAGCATAATAGAGATAGAGTAATTGGTACTATTTTAACTGCTGGCTTCTCTGAGTTTGGTACTGACAAACCTCTAACCGAAGAAGAAGTAAAAGAAATAAAAGGACCTTTTAATGTTACCTTAGGTGGCGTTATCTGGAAGGTCGTTAACCAAAGAATTGCAGACCTAATAGAAGACTCTGCTGACCCAAGCAGCGAGGACTATATGAAGATTAGCGCTAGCTGGGAATTAGGTTTTAAAGATTATAATTTAGTGCTTTTAGAAGGAAGTGATAAGAACATAGAAAATGGCCTCATAGTCGACAATGTAGACGAGGTTGCATCTATGGAAAAAGATTTAAAAGCCCTTGGGGGAGAAGGTAAAACTAAAGACGGTATGTCTGTCTACAGAAAGGTCGTAGGAGAAGTTGTTCCTCTCGGTATCGGCCTCACTGAAACTCCTGCTGCTGACGTTAAAGGCGTCTCAACTAAGAAGAATGCAGAGGAACCTCAAGAAGAAAAGACTTTTGCTGAAGTTGATAAAACTTCACAAATAGAACAAAAAAATGTAATAATCCAAAACGAGGAC